AATATAGTTAACATACATGACACTAGAGGTGTGACCACACTGATAGCATCTGCAGCAATCGCTGGCGGCGCTGCTGCACTTAGAGCACTAGAAGCAGCGTTAAATCTTTCACCATCTGCTTCAACAGATCCAGGAAAGTAATTTGTAACCAAAAAATCATAAGCATACTTTGAGTTTGCTCAGTACTAGGGTATAATAGCTAGTACGGAGGTAGCAACCCTGAGCACTGTCCTCCTTTCGAGTCTATATGATTCGGAGGGAGGACAGTTTCATATGTGGCTCTCTTCGGTAGCCTCGGACTAAAAAGACAACGGAGTGAGATTAGATGCTTGCCAAGGAAGAGCAAATTGTATTACCTAGAGAACAAGCAGTAAAATATCTGCAGGTTTACAACGCAGATATAGATTGGAATCCACATCTCAATACTCTTTATTCTAGACTGACTAAAAAACTTGGAGAAGAAGCTGCAAAGATTGCTATTCGAAAGCAGATCGCATGCACTATTTTACTGCCAACAATCGATAGCAGTGTCCATACTGATCCGCCAGAAAACTTATTATTTTGGTGTAGTTCCTATCATCAGTATGATTCTAGGGATTGGATAAAAGAGCTTTTTGAGGTCTGGAAAAAGGACGAAAAGATAGAAGAGATAAGAGGAAAATGTCTTGAAGTTGGTATAGTCTACCCGTTAGAATATAACCCTAACACAAGACAAGCCTTTAACTGGCTTACGGATTGTGCTAATCGTTCAGGATGCATAAGTGATGAAAACAAAGAGCATATTTATAAAAAGCTTCAAAATCTTGTTTTTGCATACGGCGGTGTAGTGATTTGTAGCGTATTTGGCAAACCTGAATACTCTAAGAAGATAGACAAGATACCAAATTGGAGATCAGCCTATTTTTTTGAAAAGCTCATACATGAAGTATATAAGTCTGATGAGATATTAAAAATAAAGCAACATGAAATCAATAAAATAAAATCAGTTAATAGTAGACTCGTAAAAAAGATTAAAGGATAGGAATTAATATGATAACGCTTCAAAAAGATTTTGATTTTCTTTCAGAATCATTTCTTTCTCAATACAAAGGGGCACCAGTTAGCTGGGGTTTTGCTACTGGCCCAAATTATCTTGGTGAGATCACCTATAGACGAACATACAGTAGGGATGGAGAGGAGTGGTGGCAGACAGTAAGAAGAGTTGTCGAAGGAGCATATGAAATTCTTTATTCTCATTGTAAATACTACAACTTACCCTTTGAGATTGATACAGCTAAAACAGATGCTGAAACCATGTATGATCTTATTTTTAATTTCAAGTTCTTACCCCCAGGCAGAGGACTATGGACTATGGGGACGGATCATGTCAAAAAGGTCGGAGGTGGCAGCCTAAACAACTGTGCATTTGTTTCTACGGTTAACCTTGCTAAAGATTTTGACAAGCCATTTAGATTCTTAATGGACATGTCCATGCTTGGTGTGGGTGTCGGTTTCGATACAAAAGGTGCAGGACAATTAATTTGGGATCCGTCGCATCTGAATACCATGGACTACGTTGTTCCAGATAGTCGTGAAGGTTGGGTAGATAGTCTTGGCTCCCTGCTTAAGTGGGGCCTTGGTATTGGTCCTAAGCCCAATTTTGACTATTCTCTAGTGAGACCAAAGGGTTCACCAATTCGTGGATTTGGGGGCGTTTCAGAGGGTCCTGAACCACTTCAGCTTCTGCACTCAGAAGTAGAAGAAATTATAATGAAGAAGGCTGGAGAGCCGGTTTCATCACGAGACATTGTAGACATTCAGAATATGATTGGCAGATGCGTCGTTGCTGGCAATGTGCGTCGTTCAGCAGAAATAGCTTTAGGGGATCCAGAAGATGAGTTATTCTTAAATCTTAAGAATTACGATTTATACCCTGAAAGAATGAACTATGGTTGGGCTTCAAACAATAGTCTTTTAGTCGATGTTGGTACTGATTATTCGAAGTACGCAAAACAAATTATTGATAACGGCGAGCCAGGATTTGTTTGGCTGGATAACATTCGTAATTACTCTAGAATGAATGGAAAGCCAGACGGTAAGGATTGGAGAGTTGTTGGTACCAACCCCTGTGCAGAGCAGAGCCTAGAGTCGTATGAATTATGCTGTTTAGTAGAGACGTTCCCTAATCATCATAAAACAATAGAAGAATATAAAAAGACATTGAAGTACGCCTTTATTTATGCGAAAGCAGTTACTCTAATGCCTGCGCATTGGACGGAAACTAATGCGGTGATGTTACGTAATCGCAGAATTGGCACATCAATGTCAGGTATCGCTCAGTTCCATGCCTATAGAGGTGAAAAGAATCTTATAAAGTGGTGCAAGGCTGGCTACGAAACAGTGGAACACTATGATAAAGTATACTCAGAATGGCTTTGTGTGCGTGAATCAATAAAAAAGACTAGCGTAAAACCGTCCGGAACCGTATCCCTATTGGCTGGTGCCACTCCTGGAGTTCACTATCCAACGTATCGTTATTATATTAGAAGAATAAGATTCGCAGAGCATCACCCCGACGTGCAGGCCTTTGTAGATGCGGGCTATAAGGTAGAAAAAGCAACATACGAACCAGGAACCGTAGTAATAGAGTTCCCAGTTTCAGGAGAAGAAAAAGTTCCTACAGAAAAAGAAGTTTCTCTAGCGCAAAAGATGTCATTGGCAGTGCTGATGCAGGAGCATTGGGCTGACAATCAGGTCTCATGTACAGCAACTTTTGATCCGAAAACAGAAGGCATGCTCATACCAGATCTTATCAAGGCGTATGAAAATAGATTAAAGTCTATTTCATTCCTTCCTATGACAGAAGAAGGGGCATATGAACAGATGCCATATGAAGCAATTGATCAAATAACGTATGAAGAAATGATTAAGGATCTAAAGCCTATAGTTTGGACTAGCTCTTCTACTCATGACCAAGAAGATCAATTTTGCGACGGAGCAGCCTGTCTTATTCCTGGGGCGATTCCGTCTAGTCAAAATTAAATCTTGGTGTAGGTTGTTAAAACCACAACCTGCTGGTATATTTATCTGGTAAGAGAATACGAAAGGCATAAAAATGACAACCAATCAATTTATTTTCGACAAGATTGAACACTCAATGGAAGAAATGCTAAGCACAGATATGGTAATAAAAGCGCAGTTCATATTAGACGGTGCAGATACATTGAACGGAGCGGCAGATATGGCTAGAGCTTATGCAGACTTTTTAGATAGACTAGCAGAAGAAGGTTACGTATTAGCATCAACCATAGAAGATGACCTAGGTTACGCAATTCTTGGCTGATATTGTAGTTTTGATTTGAATTTATTGAAATATGGGGATAATATAGTGTTATCCCCATATTCTATTTGGAGGCTAAATGGGTATTGAAGACGAATTCATGGAAATAGTAAACAATAATAATCTTCAGGATTTTATGTTTCAATCTGAAAGTCAGCATATGACTATCAAAGACTTGCATCTAGGTATGCGAGATATATCAGAAGCGATGTTATATATAACAGATTTTATTCATAATTTCTTTTCTTCTATATCAGAAAATTCCGAAGAAGAAAGACCGAACCTATCGGTTGATAGCGTTATGTATGCTAAGATGATGTTTGAAAATGCAAGCAAGTTTTGTGACAGTATAGTCGATTCAACGTTAGACGATGAAGATGATTATGAGGATGAGGAAGATAAGGATAACTAATGGACGATAAAGACGTATTAGGTAATGCATTGAGAGTGAATATAAATGTCACTCCAGAAACACAGACAGTGAATGTTCTTGATAAAGGATACGTAAGACTTATAGATTATATGGGATCAGATCTGTCCGTAGTGAATGCAGCCAGAGCGTCGTTCGCTAAAGAAAGCCTAATGTTTAATCAGGCAGACGCACGACTGCTGCACTTTTTGGCGAAAGAGGGTCATTTATCGCCTTTTCGCCATGCATTCGTGACACTAGAGATTAAAGCACCTCTTATGGTAGCTAGACAGCACTGGAAGTACGTAGTCGGCTCAGACCACACTATGGACGGATGGAATGAGGCTAGTAGACGTTATGTCACTGCTGACGAAGAATTTTACGTCATAGAAGCAGGGCAGTGGCGCGCAATGCCAGAGAATAAAAAACAGGGATCTGGCGATCCTATCGAAAAGTTTACAGGTGCCTTTTATTCTCAAGCATTTGAGAAATGGTCAAAAGAAGGACTTTCTTTGTATCATTCTGCAATGCGAGATGGCATATGTGCAGAACAGGCGAGAATATTTTTACCAGCGTATTCTTTGTATATAAACTATAGATGGTCCACAAGCCTGCAGAGTGTTATTCATTTCTTGAACCAACGACTGGCAGAAGACGCTCAGAAAGAAATTCAAGATTACGCTAAAGCGGTACACATATTAACTCAACCTTTATTCCCCGTAAGCATGAATGCGTTTGGACTTTAAAATGAAGTTAGCCTTAGAAATACCAGCATTATTCATTTCAGCCTTTTTTATCATATGGGCTATGAATGTTTCGTTTGCCGCGCATCTTCAAGAGGAGAGTGCTGCATTAAAGAAGTATCATGTATATTCTTATATATTAACTTTAATATCTCTAGTTGTAATATCAATACCAATATTCTTTAGATAGGAATTAAATGGCAGCTTCAAAAGCTAATTATGTAATAGTGTATAAGAATTCATCTCAGGTATATTCAGCAACTAATTTAGCTACCGCATTAAAAACACCATTGCCAAAAGGTTGCAAATTAGAAGATAAGAAGATATTATTCATGTCGTTCCTTCCGGACGAAGAAACATTAAGTGTTTATCAATTAAAAAACGAAGATCTCCAAGAAGAAGAAAGCAATGAGCAACAAGAACAAGAAAACAGTTAAAGTATCAGTTAAACTAGAACCAGGCGAAGCATTTGTGGTAGCTAATATTGAATACCTAAATCATATAGAGCAGGTGTATAGAACACTTGCCTTAGACGCTGAAACACCGCAAGATGCTTCTAAATGGATTGAAGTAGCTGATTTAGTCGCTTATTGGGTTGCAGAAACTGCTGTTCCAGTGACTACTGGTTTTGAAGATGAGGATGATTGGATTTGAGTAAATACTCAAAAGTAAAACTTTACATCTATGAGCATACCCCTAAAGAAACTATAATTGATACAGTTGAATGTAGAGAATGGGATGAGATAGTAATTGCGGCCTATTCTTTTGATAATGTACAAGTTTCTTTGGAAGAATTAATGGATACATTATCTGAAGCATTTGCTAATAAAAAAGTTGTATTAGTCCCTAAACAATCAAATATTGAATTTTATGGCGTAAAAGAAATGAAAGAGCTAGAACATGGCAGTTGACTTATTGGTAGTAACTTATAACACAAAAGATCTTTTAAAAAGACTTTTAGACACTCTTCATTCAGACTATGAAGATAATGTATGGAAACTTTTTATTGCTGACAACAATTCGCAAGATGGAACTCAAGAATGGCTTTTAGCTAATAGTGGTGAATACAAAATAGAAGAACTAGTATTCAACGAAAATATAGGCTATTCTGCAGCGATTAATGATTTAGCATTTAGATCTAGTTCTGAAATTTTATGCGCAGTAAATGCAGATACGTGGTTCACTACTAAGCATGTTAAACAAGTTATTCAATCGTTTGATGACACTCCTAATATGGCAGTCTGTGGAGTGAAGCAAATGGATGAGTCAAATAAGATAAGACATGGTGGAATCTTTTGGGATAAAAAATCTGATCCCGTGCATAGAGGCTGGAGCCAGTGGGACCCATTAGACGTAGAGTATAGGGATAAAGTTCAATGTTGGACAGTATCTGGATCGATTTACTATGCAAAAAGAAGCATCTGGAAAGAACTCCATGATTGTCCAATTTTTGCAGAAATGTATCCAGAAGCAAAAGGTGCTTTTTTACCAACTCCTCACTTTTTCGAGGAAACTTGGTTTTCACAACATGCTTTAGCCCATGGATATGAGGTTTGGTATGATGGAACAGTAGACACAGCGGGTCACACATGGCATGCCTCTACTGCGGTTGGCGAGGCGTCTCGAAAGTATTTTATGACTAGTAGAGATATTTACATAAAAGCGTGTGAAAAGCATAGAATAGATCACGAATGCAAATAGTTATTAAGGCTTCTCGTCAGTTCGGAAGATCAACATATTTAGCTAATGAAATACTTTCTTATCTAAGAGAGGAAGAAAACTTAAATGTTCTTGTCGTAACGCCAGTAAAACAAATGGCAAATAATTTTATGGATCTATTATCAAAAATAGCTAAAAAAGAAAAAGATTACGTAAAAGAATCTATAGTTGTGTCTCAAGATAAGATTGTTTTAAACGAGAATATAATTCGCGTTATACCTTGTTATGATTTAGATAGAAAACTTAAGAGTTTTTCTTTGTACGATATTATCGCAATAGATGATGCAGATAAGTGTGATTCTGAAATTGTAGGCGCTATAATAGAAAGCGTAAAAGGCAATTCAAATAAACTACTTTTAATGTCGGAAGAAGAAAAATAAACCAATGCAAACATTTTTACCAGATCCTGACTTTCTAAAAACTGCAAAGTATTTAGACTGGAGACGCTTAGGTAAGCAAAGAGTAGAAACAAAGCAAATCTTAAATATAGTATCTAATCAAACAGATAAAAAAGGTTGGCGTAATCATCCAGCAGTTTTAATGTGGCAAGGGTGTGATTTAGCTCTAGCAATATATGGTTTAGAGATGTGTAAAGAATGGAAAAAGCGCGGATATGTAGATAATATGACTCCTTTTTTTGAAAACTATTTAATAGAAAATAAAAATAGATTAATTAAATATCCAGAATGGATAGGCAATAAAGAATTTCATAGTTGTCATAGACAAACTCTTTTATTCAAAAATTATGATTGGTATATTCAATTTGGCTGGACAGAAGAACCAAAGTATGAGTATTATTGGCCTGTTCAAAAAATAGAAAGCAGATGAAATGGCAAGAATAGGTATTGACATAGATGGAGTATGTTATGACTTCATAGATGCTTTAAGATTGTATATAAATGAATCTTCTGGTAAACCACTAGAAGAAATGCCAGAAGCCCAAGTGTGGGACTTTTTTGAAGAACAATGGGGTATCAATGCTAATAGATACATTAAGTTCGTGGTAGATGGCGTTTTAGATGGTAAAATATTTTGGCAAGGCAAAATATATCCAGGGTGTCTGGAAGTCATACGAACTTTAAAGCAAATGGGGCATGAAATTATTTTCATAACTGCAAGAAAATTTCATACAATTGAAGCTATATGCGCATTAGCTACTATCTCATGGATAGAGCAGAATAATTTACCTTATGACAAGATCATCGTGAGCAATGATAAGACAGGATATGATTTAGACTTGCTGATAGATGATTCTCCAAATCAAATTGAAAACCACGTCCTTCATGGTGAACATGCAGTAATTTTTGATCAACCATGGAATCAAGATATAAAGTATTGCGATAGAGTATATGGATGGAATGACGTCCTTAAGTATGTAGAAAATTATTTCCAAAAAGTTTCCATGTAAGTTGCAAAATAAAAAAAGCCACGATATAATACAGAATGTAAGTAAGTAAACCACAAAAAGGAGACAATAATGTCAGACAATAAGCTAAAGTACTGGGAAGTAACAACCACTCAGATCGTTAAGGCAAACAGCAAGAACGACGCAATGAAGTTAGTCGGTCGTCGTGGCCGCACTGCTCATGGTGAGGTTCTTAGTGTCGATACAAATATCGATCGCATATCCGCCGCTGACGCTCATGAGATTGTCTATCAAGTAAGCTGATTTACAGCAGAAAGCCCCCCTACGATTTGTAGGGGGGCTTTCTGCCTTTACGGAGGTGCGTATAATGACTAAACTTATAGCAAATATGGTAGTAAGAAATGAAGCCAATAATTATTTGTCGAGAGTATTAAGCAGATTGGTTAATCAGGTAGATGAAATCTGTATAACAGACGATTGTTCTGACGACGATACGGTAGAGATGGCGTTAAGCTTCGGCGCAAAAGTTTTCAAAATGGATGAACCTACATTCATGAATAATGAAGGAAGATTGAGACAAAAGTCTTGGGACAATCTTGAGACTATTGTCGGAACAGATCCTAATACATGGATTCTAGCAATAGATGCTGACGAAGAGCTTTATGAGACAACTTATATCTTTGATGATTTGCTTAATCAAAAAGTTTTTGAAGTAATTGCTGTAGAATTTTACCATATGTGGAATGAATCAATGTATAGGTTAGATAAAGCTTGGGCACCTAATAAAAGCGCTAGGCTATTTAGGTACCATGCAAACGGTAAGTTTATGGATAGAGCACTAGCTTGTGGCTCTGAGCCGACCTATGTCAGAGAGCTTATTGCTCAAGGGAAGTTTTTAAAAGAATCTGATTTAAAGATGAAACATCTTTCTTATATAAAGGACGAAGACAAAAAAGCCAAATACGACAGATACATGAGAATAGACGGTGGCGCTTTTCACTCTAATGCTCATATCATATCCATAATGGATACAAAGCCGTCTTTGATGCCTTGGCAATGGGATGGTTAGTATGGACGTGACTGTCATAACTCCAACGATACCTGGAAGAGAAGATCTTCTTGAAGAATGTAAATCTTCTGTTCGTAACCAAATTGAACCAGTAACAAAACATATTTGGATGTTAGATGAAGACAAAAGGGGTCCAGGATTCATAAGAAATGAGCTAATAAAAAAAGCAAATACAGAATGGATTGCCTTTTTAGATGACGACGATATCTTATTGCCAGAGCATTTCGCAATTCACAAATGTTTTTTAGACGAAGCAGATGTTATTTTTAGTTGGAGTTATGTAATACTGGAAGACGGAACAAAAAGCAGATTTGAATCTGTAGTAGACCCAAATAAGATACACTCTGGATATAATACTCTTCCAATCGTTGCAACTATAAGAAAAGATCTTCTAGAAAGAATAGGTGGATTCGATACCAGAGTGAAGCTAGAGGATTTAAAATTATGGCAAGATCTCCTTAATGAAGGAGCAAAATTTTATTGCATAAATCAAATAACATGGCATTATAGATTAACCCCAAACAGTAGAAATATTTCATAGGAGATGAAATGGGTATTAGCAAAGAAGAATGGAAAAATAAAACAGCGGTTTTCACCGCAGTTATAACTGATTTTGAACATTTAGGCCCTCAGATCTTTGAGGATGGCGTAGATTATTATTATTTTACCGACGGAACATCGATGCCACTCCATGAAAGATGGAATGTCGTTGTTTTAGATAAGTTTTCTCACATACATCCACGTAGGATATCTAAATTCGTTAAACATGTTCCTCACATGTTTCCAGAGTTACAAAAATATAAATATACCGTTTGGATTGATGGCGACATGCAGATAATAAAACCTAATTTCGTTGAAGAAATAATGTTTTTTTTAGATAACGGAATGGTGTTATCTCCTCATTTCGATGTCAGAAATTGTGCCTATACGGAAGCTACGATCAGACCCGCTAAATACCAAACAGAGCCAATGGATGCTCAGGTCGAATACTATCAACAAAGAGGATTTCCAGAAAATTATGGCCTCTATGAGACTGGAGTTATGGCCAGAGACATGACTGACCCAAGAGTCAAAGAACTGGGAATGCGTTGGTTTATCCACAATATGGTATTGTCGTATCAAGATCAAGTAAGCTTGCCGTTTTGTTTGTGGGATATGCAATATCAACCAGCAGTGTTACCTATGACTTTTAGGAATTTCGGATGGGTTATCATCAATGCTCATAAGCACGAGGGTTAATCTATGAGAAAAAAGTTCAACTTGATCGGAAATACTTTTACTCATTTAACTGGAGGAAATCTTGGATATTCTGTTCATGGAAAAATATCTAAATTCATAGAATGGGTTACCATCCCTCAAGAAGAACTTCCTACTTTCTATATGGATGACTATATAGATACGGTGATATACAACGATTGGGGGTCACCCAAGTATGCATGGTTACTGGAGTCAAAATGGATTACTCCAGCAATTGACAAAATGAAAAACAATCCAAGTTTTTATTTGGAGTACTTTGATTTAATATTTACTCATGACCAAGAACTAATAAGCATTGATCCTAAATTTAAATTTGTGCCAGCTCAAGGATCATGGATAAAAGAACCTCCAAACTTTGATAAAACAAAATTAGTTTCTATGATTACTTCTAACAAGACATTTTGTGCAGGACATATCGAACGCTTAAAATGGCTAGAACGTCTTCGCCCTCATGTTGATCTATACGGAAGAGGATTTAATCCTTTAGAAACTAAAGAGCCTGGATTACAGCCTTATATGTTCTCAGTTGCTATAGAAAATGGTTCTTACAGTACTTATTTTACGGAAAAGATTCTCGATTGCTTTATGTGTGGTACAATTCCTGTGTATATAGGCGCTCCAGACATAGGCGATTTTTTTGATATAGATGGTATAATTATATTAGATGAGTATTTTGATATAAGAGATTTAACTAGTGATCTTTATCTTAGCAAAAAAGATGCAATAGTAGAAAATTATAATAGATCATTAGAAATGGAAATTTTAGAAGATTATATTTGGTGTAATTATTTTCAAATATAAAAATAAAATAAAGGAGTTTTTATGGGAAAAGTAAGTAATCCGGTAATATTAGAATCTTTATTAAAATATTTTAATATACAAAATTATGTAGAGACAGGCGTAGGTAATGGCACTAGTATGCAAGAAGTGTTTGATCTAAATGTCGTTAAAAAATTTTATGGCATCGAACTAGATAAGGCTATGTGTGAAAGATTGATCAACACAAACTTTTACAGCATGTTAACGCTTTATAACGGTTACTCAAAAGATCAAATGATACCGTTACTTAACTCGTTGGACAATAAGTCAACTTTGTTTTGGCTAGATGCACACTTCCCCGACGCTGACTATAACGGTGCTCCATACGATGCGGAGAAAGACGTTGAAAAAAGAATTCCTCTTCAAATAGAGCTAGAGTTAATTTGTTCGCAAAGAAATATTTCTGAAGATGTCATTATGATAGATGATTTAAGAATTTACATAGATGGCCCGTTCCATGACGGATCTTGGCCACTACGTCATTCTGCGGGTGCAGATGGGTACAATTTTGTAAGACATCTGCTAGAAAAAACTCACATTTTAATAGAAAACTATAAAGATCAAGGGTATTTATTAGCTTTTCCTAAAGACACAAGCGCAGATGTAATTAGTTATCTGGTTAATCACTAAGGATTTTTATGGGTTTCAGTATTGATTTTTTAAAAGAAAAATCTGACATAAAAAAAGTAATACACGTAGGAGCAGACAGAGGAGGAGAACTGCCTCAGTACGCAGAGCTAGGAGTAGAAAAAGTAGTATGGATAGAGGCAAATCCAGAAGTGTATGGAGAGTTACTAGATAATATTAAATTGATGAACATAGAAAGCATTCAAAACGAATGCTTTAATCAGTTGATATCAGACAAAGACGATTGTATTACAGATTTTAATCTTTATTACGGCCCCGATGCGGGTTATTTGGTCGGCAATAAAGGCATGTCTTCTATTCTTAAAGCCAGCACTAACTGGTGGGGGTCGAATTGTCATCGCGGCACAATACAGCTAAATTCATTGACTCTCGATACATTTTTAGAAAGACATGGTTTCAATTTCGACTTTGACATGTTGAACATGGATACACAAGGTGCTGAATTAATGATATCTAAAGGTGCTACAAAAGTTCTTGACACAGTCAAATATATAAACTGCGAAATAACTTTTTTTGATCCACAGTATCAAAATAACCCTCTATATGAGGAGCTAGAAGAATACTTTAAACAATTTAATTTTAAACCTATTCACATAGAAATGAGCGCTGTTAATTGGGGCGATGTTCTATTCTGTAAGACATGAAAACAGCATTAATTAAGCAACCAATAGGAATTGGTGATGTTTTTTATTTACAAAAGTTTGCATATATAATAAAATCTAAAGGATACAATATAATTTGGCCATTAAGAGAAGATATACTTTGGATTGCTAATTACATTTCTGGTATAGATTTTTGTTCTTTAAATGATAATTTCTTTGGAATAGATGCATATTATAGCGGTCATTACATTTTAGACAGACATGATTTGTTATTTTTATCGCCAGATGGATTTAGAGTACCTGGTAGAAGAATAATGGAATCTAAGTATCTTTTAATAAATGAATCAGATCATGATTGGTTTGATTATTTTATTTATTCTAGAAATAAAGAAAAAGAAGATGAACTTTATTATGACGTTTTAAATTTAAAAGATGAAGAAGAATTTATATTTGTGAATAAGATGGCAAGTGTTGATGTGAGAAAGTCTGACGTATTAGATGACCTCATCTTTGATACGCCTATTATAGAGCTACAGCTATTAGATGGATTCTCAATGATAGACTGGTGTAAGGTTTTAGAAAACGCTAAAGAAATACACACAGTTCATACTGGCATCAATTATTTAATTGACACGCTGCCTACAAAGGCGATAAAATATAACATGTATCAAGGATTACATCACTCTGATGTTCAATTTATTCCTTTCAGAAAAAAACCTAACTTTATTGCGAATTGAGAATATATGAAATATTTAATAACTGGTATAACAGGATTTGCTGGTCCGCATTTAGCTAATTTACTTCATGAAAAAAATCATCAAGTTTTTGGACTAATAAGAAGTACCAACGGTAGAGAAAATGACATAAGAGATGTAGTTAATGATATTGTATATAGAGACATAAATTTTTTATACTCTGATTTAAATAATTATAGAACTTTAGATATGTTGTTCAAACAAAATCAATTTGATGGCGTATTTCACCTAGCTGCACAATCCCATCCTCCATCAAGTTTTCTTGATCCAATAGGAACATTTGAAGAAAATATAATGGGAAGCGCTAACCTTATACAAGTTGTTTCTGACAATCAACCAGACTGTAAGGTAATGTTCTGTTCTACTTCTGAAGTGTATGGAAATACCGGTTTTGATGGTCGAAAGATACACTGGGATGATAGAATTCTTCCCTCTAATCCCTATGGCACTTCAAAAGCAGCTATTGATCTTTATATGCAGGAGAGAATTGAAAATAATAAAATAAAAGGTTTTATAACAAGAGCATTTTCTCATACTGGTCCTCGTAGAGGGAAGAACTTCTCTATATCATCAGATGCATTTCAGATAGCTAGAATGATGAAGGGTTTACAAGAAAAAGTTATTTTAGTAGGAAACTTAGAGAGTGTTAGAGTTGTTATAGACGTAAGGGATACTGTGAATGCGTACTACTTGGCAATGCAAAGTAATGATGTAAATGGTAAAATCTTTAACGTATGTGGAGATACACCTAGAAAAATGCAGTTTTTTACTGATAAACTTATTGAAATAAGTGGTTTAACAAACGTAAAACAACAAATATCTCCTGATCTTTACAGACCAATAGATATTCATTATCAGCATGGTGATTCGAGCAATCTGGTACAACTGACAGATTGGCAGCCAACTATACAGATAGAGCAGACTTTATCTGATCTACTAGCCTATTGGTACGAAAAGATCACGTGACATGCAGCAACGAGTAGGTCTTATATACCAGCCTTGTGGGTTGGGAGATATCTTATTTATGCAAAAGATATCTCATTTCATTAAGGCATTAGGTTATGAGGTCTATTGGCCGGTAATCAGCGAATTTAAATGGTTAAATAATTACATAAAAGATTTCCATTTTATATCATGGAATGATGAAGTAAATCATATTTCCGCTCCACCACTTCCTGAAGAAGTAGTATTTCCATACAAAGAAAAATATTTAGTTGAAACTAAAACTGAAATAAATGAATCTTTATTCTTTTTTCAAGGGTTTATAAATGTAAATCCTATAATGGCAGGGAAGTATAACTCTATAGATTTAGATTGGAAAGACTGGAGAGATTACGTAATTTTCGATAGAAATAAAGAAAAAGAAGATGAACTTTATTATGACGTTTTAAATTTAAAAGATGAAGAAGAATTTATATTTGTGAATAGAAAATACTGTACTAGACCGAACATAATGACTTTTAATGGATTGGACCATATAATCAATAGATCAAAAAAAAGAATCATTGATATGAGTATTATTGATGGATTTTCTTTGTTTGATTGGTGTAAAGTACTGGAAAAAGCTTCTGAAATACATATGATAGAAACATCATTAAATTATTTGCTAGAAAGTCCAAACTTATATAATAAGATAAAAACAAAATCACTTTATTTATACAGTAGACAATCCTCATTTCATGAGGTTGAATATTTGTTTAATCTGCCCTGGAATTATATTACATGATAGATATTATTAAATTTAATGATCAAATATATCCCAAGTTTCAAAGCGAAGGCAATGCCGCGCAATTTGCAATACCTTACGCTAAAAAATTTTGTAATGGTTTTGGTTATGATATAGGCTGCATGAAGATTGAATGGGCTTTCCCCGGCGCTTTTCCTATAGACCTGATTTTCGATGATGAGTTTCATGCTAACAATCTGCCAGAAGAACCCCCTGATTATATCTTTTCTAGTCATTGTCTTGAACATATCGATAACTGGGTGGAAACCCTTGATTATTGGACTGATAGACTAAAAAATGATGGTGTTTTATTCTTATATCTTCCTGATTATTCGCAACATTATTGGCGTCCATGGCATAATATAAAACATAAGCATGTTTTTAATCCAAACATTATAAAGGATTATATGATAGATCGAAAATTTACTAATATATTTGTTTCTGGAATTGACTTAAATAATTCTTTTATGATTGTTGGCAACAAATGTCAGTAGCTTTTGTCAATGGTTGTTTTGACGTCCTACACATAGGACATATAGAGCTTTTTAGATATGCTAAAGCTCAAGCGGAAAAGGTTTTTGTAGCTATAGATTCAGATGCTAGAGTAAGATCTATGAAAGGCGAAAAAAGACCATTTAATAACCAGCATGATAGGAAGATGATGTTGGAAACAATTAAGTTTATTGATAAAGTATTTATTTTTGATACAGAAGATGAACTAATTTCATTGATAAAAACATTGAATCCAGATATAATGGTAGTTGGTTCAGATTGGAAAAACAAAAAAGTTGTAGGTAGCGAATATGCAAAAGAATTACAATTTTTCCAAAGAATCGATAAGTATTCGACAACAAAAATACTTCAAAGTTCTCCTCATAGGTGAGTCATGTGTCGATCAGTATCGTTTTGGAGTATGTGATCGAATATGTCCAGAAGCACCTGTTCCTGTCTTTTCTTTTTTAACCGAAGAAAATAGAGTTGGTATGGCAGCTAATGTAAAAACAAATCTTGAAAGCTTTGGTGTTCACGTAGATTTTATAAGTAACGACAAAAATCTTATTGTTAAAAGAAGATTTGTAGATACAAAATCTAATCAGCTTTTATTAAGAGAAGATATAGAAACAGTATTGCAATCTATCTCTTTCCTTGAAGTCATCAAGTCATTAGATTGCTATGATGCAATTGTCATATCTGATTATGATAAAGGATTAATAAATAATGAAGAGGTTATTAAATTAATCAAATCCTTTAATGGTCCTGTTTTTGTCGATAGTAAAAAAACAGATTTATCATTATATGAAAATTGTATTATTAAAATAAATTCTGAAGAAGAAAATAAAGTAATTAAGTATCCTAATAAATCAGAAATAATCGTTACTTTAGGAAAACACGGTGCAAAGTATAACGACATATATTTTTCAGCTCCAAAAGTAGACGTATTTGATGTTACCGGTGCTGGAGATGTATTCTTAGCATCCCTGTGTTTTTATTTTCTTTCAACTTATAACATAAAAGAAGCAATCAAAAAGGCTGTAATATTAGCATCTAAATCTGTACAACATATCGGTATATATAAGTTATCAAACAGAGATATAGAAGAGGTGTCATGAAGGTATTAAATTTCTTAAGACCAGAAAATGGTTTGACAGAAGATCCTTTATACTATTTTGACTTTAAAAGATTTGAAACGATAGGAAGAGATTGTTATTTCTTTTTAGCAGATTTCTACGACAGCCTATATAGCGGACAGTATGATGATAAAGAGAAAGTTGTTCTTACGCTAGAGGAACCAAATTTTTGTACTGTTGACAGTCCTAAAATGTTTCTTCATGATAAAGCAGATTTGATATTAACAATCTGCCCATATACTGCCGAACTATTCGATAACCGTACTTTAGTATTTTTTCCTTTTAATGAAGAATTAATACCAATAGCTAAAGAAAAAGAAATCGATATATGTTACTTTGGTAGTTTTCCTCGCTCATATCCGTGGCATCAATATATGAATAATGTTGTGTATACCTACAACTATAGGTATGGTCATTACAACGCTGGAAATATGCGCGGATGCACATATGCAGAAAAGATAGACACAATGTCTAGATCTAAAATTACTTTAGTTCATGGACTATGCAATGTAGATAATTCTATTATACAAAAGTATAGAAATTTTATTCATGGTAATCTTAACAATGCGTTCAATTTTCTTGAAAACGGCATGCTCCCACAAGTAAAATCAAGAATGTTTGAAGCAGCCTTTTGCAGATCTCTTATTTTGTGTCAAAAAGATCCATGGAATCCTATAGAATATTTTTTTGAACCAAATAAAGAATTTATTTATTTTAACGACGAAAATGAGTTGAAATATTTAATAGATCATATAACAAATAACTTTGAAGATTATCAATTTATCATTTCAAATGCATATGAAAGAGCAATTAATAACTATACAACAAAACATTTTGTAGAAAGATTTTTATCTTGAGTAAATTCATTGTAATAACAACTATAAATAAGCCGACTGAAGCGACTTTAAAATTTAGTAATAAAAAGGATTGGCAACTTATAGTTGTTGGCGATAAAAAAACTCCTCATGAATATTACCGGCAATTAAACTGTATATATTTAGATCCGGAAGCACAACAAGATCTATATCCGCGTCTTTCCGATTCAATAGGTTGGAATACCATACAGCGTAGAAATATAGGATTACTACATGCCTTTAACTTGGGGGCAGAAATAATTGCCACTGTTGATGACGATAACATACCGTATGACGATTGGGGCGATAATTTATTAATTGGGAAAGAAATAGAATGCGACTTATACGAAACAGCTAATGCTGCCTTTGATCCTTTATCTGTTACCAATAACAATCATCTGTGGCATAGGGGCTACCCTATAGAGCTGGTTCCCACTCGTCATAATGTTAATTACAAGGGAAAAACAAAAAGAAAGGTATTGATTCAAGCCGATCTTTGGGATGGAGACCCAGATATAGATGCTCTAGCAAGGTTATGTTTTATGCCGACGGTAAAGTATGACATTCAAAAACCATTTTGTTCAAATACAATATCTCCATTTAACAGCCAAAACACTTTTTTAGCAAGAGAAGTGATACCACTTTATTCTGTGCTTCCATTTATAGGAAGAATGGATGATATATGGGGCGGATACATATTGCAATATTATTTCCCACAAAGTCTAGTATATAATAAGGCGTCTGTTTATCAGGACAGAAATAAGCAGGATTTAATAACTAATTTAGAAAATGAAATTATTGGATACAGAAATACTTTAAAACTATTAGAAGATCTATCTAATTTTCATAAATATCTTCCAGAAAAAACTTTAAATTATTATTCAACATATAAAGAGATGTTTTCATGAGATATATAATAGACATTGATGGAACAATATGTACTAAATCTGAAGATAGTACATATCTTGATTCAAATCCTTTAAAAGATCGTATTGACTATATCAATAGTTTATATGATCAAGATCATACAATAATCTATTACACAGCAAGAGGTATGCATCGCTATGATGGTGATTCAAGTCAAGCTTTTAAAAAATTCTTTCCACTGACAAATACGCAATTAAAGAAGTGGGGATGCAAGTATCATGAGTTGAGATTTGGTAAGCCAGCTGGCGATATATACGTAGACGATAAAGGAATAAATGCAGATGACTTCTTCAAAGGGTGAAGCACATTTTGTCTCAAAAGGTTGGGGTTTTGAGAAATGGATAGTTAATAATGAACAATACTGTGGTAAAGTGTTATTCTTTGTCAAAGACAAAAAATGTTCATGGCACCACCATGAAATAAAAGATGAGACATTCTTTATACAAAGTGGTAGTATTATATTGAAGTATTCAGAAGACGACGATATAAAAACTGCAGAGACTTTGATATTAAGACGTGGAGATATTTTTCATGTTCATCCAGGACTTAGGCATCAAATGATCGCATTGGAGGACACAGAGTTGATAGAGTTTTCTACTCAGCATTTTGACGAAGATAGTTATAGGATTGAAAAGGGCGATTAATGTCTATAAATACTTTTTTTGATCATATTTACTGTATCAATCTCGACAGAAGACCAGACAGATGGGAAAAATGTCTTCAAGAATTTGAAAAACATGGCATTGAAAACGTAGAAAGATTTTCTGCAGTTGATGGAAACACTCTTGAAGTTTCTTCGCACCTATTAAAAGGTGAAATTGGAATAATAGAGTCACACAAGAGAATTTTAAACGATGCTAAAAACAATAATTATAATAATATTTTAATCCTAGAAGATGATGTAGAATTTCATTCAAATTTTACTGAATTATTTTCTTCTATTCAATATGAAATACCTTTAGATTTCGATATGATATATATAGGTGGAAATCTAGAATTATGGTCTCCAGTGCAAATTACACAGCATGTTTTTAAAGCAAATTCTGCATTAGCACTGCATGCGGTAGGCATCTCTGCTTCAGTCTATGATATAATTCTTTCACTAATTGATCATACAGTACAAATAGATATCCTATATGCTCATATAAGTAATCGCATAAACTCTTATATAATAAGACCGCGATTAGCTTTTCAAAAAGCTGATTGGTCAGACATACAGAATATTAATGTAAACTATACTTTTTTGAGAGACTAAATGACTTATACATATAAAGCACTCGGTAATTTTGGTAGATTGGGTAATCAATTATTCCAAATAGCTGGAACTATTGGTAAAGCATTAGATAATAACGCACAGGCAAGTTTTCCAAACTGGGGATATCAAGATTTCTTTAATATTCCCAGCGCATTATTTGACAACAGAGATGGAAACGACTTAAGTGGTGATTACTTGCAAGACTTTCATCATTTTGAAAAGTATAAAGATTTGATAAAACAATATTTTTCTCCATCAGATAAAGCTCAAGAAATAATAAATTCATTCTATTATTCATTGTTAGAAGAAAAAAAGAATAACCATATTATGGCTATTCACGTAAGACGCGGAGATTATTTGAATCTCTCCCAACACCATCCCACATGCGGAGTCGATTATTTTGAAACAGCGATACAAACATTAAGCGGCTGCATAGACAAACCCATGAAGAAACTAGTTTTTTCAGATGATTTAGATTGGTGTAAAAAGCAATCAGTTTTTGCAGACGCCCTTTTTGCAGATAGTTTTAATATTGATTTTGACGTATTCGATTTATTCACGATGCAACTGTGTAATTCTCATATTATATCTAATTCTACTTTTAGTTGGTGGGGCGCTTACTTAGCAGAAAGTCCACTGGTTTGTTATCCAAACCCATGGTATGGGCCTGCTTTACAGGATATAGATACTGACAATACTCTTATATTACCTCATTGGAAAAAGATAGATAGGAATCAAAAATGAAAGTATGTGTGACTGGTGCTGGAGGATTCATAGGCGGCCATTTGGTAGATTCATTAGTCAAGGAGGGCCACGAAGTAATTGCTGTTGATATAAAAGATTTTGATGATTGGTTTAGTTGGAACCATAAATCAAAACATTTTAGTGTAGATCTAAAGTTAAGAAATGAATGTTTTAGAGTATTAAATCACGATATTGACTGGGTTTTCAATCTCGCTGCAGATATGGGTGGAATGGGCTTTATAGAAAACCATAAAGCAGACTGCATGTTATCTGTACTAATAAATACAAATATGCTTGAGGCAGCCAGTGGTGTAGGCGTGCCTAACTTTTTCTTTTCTTCTTCAGCATGCGTGTATAATGCAGATAAACAGGTAGACCCTAATGTCACTGCGCTCAAGGAAGAAGATGCTTATCCCGCCATGCCAGAAGATGGTTATGGATGGGAAAAACTTTTCTCAGAGAGAATGTGCAGACATTTCATGGAAGATTATGGTATTAATACACGCGTTGCTAGATTTCATAACGTATATGGCCCTAGGGGTTCATATGACGGTGGAAGAGAAAAAGCTCCAGCAGCCATATGTAGAAAAGTTATAGAAGCAAAACTCTCTGCAAATCATCACATAGAAATATGGGGTGATGGAGAACAAACTAGAAGTTTTATGTATATAGATGATTGTATAAAGGGTATAAAAACGATCAGTTATGGTGACTATAGCCAGCCCTTAAATCTCGGATCATCAGAGCTTGTCTCTATCAACCAGTTGGTTACTATAGTAGAAGATATAGCTGGATTGAAATTAGACAGAACATATAACCTTGATGCCCCAAAGGGTGTTAGAGGTAGGAATAGTGACAATACTCTAATCAAATCCTTATATAACTGGGAGCCATCTATATCACTAGCGGAAGGAATGGAAAAGACATATAGATGGGTATATGATCAAATGACCACATAACATTAACCGACCGAGCTAGGGGAGAGCAATGCATGATTTCTGGAGCGATGAATACGCACTCACTGATTTATTATTCGAAACTAATAAATCGTTGGAGGAAATATCAGATTATTTTGAGTGCTCTAAAGCTGAAATATCAAAAACAATTAAGCTTCTCGGTTTGGACTGGGTTAGGAGATCAAATAAAAAAATGTCAAGAGGCCAAGCTGCACTTACATCCATATTGCAAAAACTTCTTCCTTCTGAAGAGATAGTAAATGAATATCATATAGGAGAAAGATTAAGACTGGACATATACTGCCCTAAGTATAAGGTCGCAATAGAGTATCATGGACGACAACATTATAATCATATTTCAAGATTCCATGAAACATATGATGATTTTTTACGTGCTCAAGAAAGAGATCAAAGAAAAATTGAACTATGCAAAGAAAATGGTATTAGTCTAGTCATATTTAAATATTCCGACAAACTAGATGAAGACATAGTTCATGAAAGAATCATTGAAGCTATAAAAACTCAATCACAAATACCTAATGTAAATATTCTAAAAAGTAAAAACTATTCATCTTTTAAAAACAATCCAAATTACGAAAAATTCAAATCAAAAAGAAAAGAATTTGAAAGAGAATTACGTAAAAAAATTAAACAAGAGAAAAAAATACGTGAACAAAAAAGCAAGAAAGAACTCGAAGAGACATACAATTTGGATGAAGATCCGCTCGGATAAGGGTGGAAAAACTATCTGTTCAGTTCGTCTTACTAAGAGAAACGTTGCACAAATAAAACACGCTGCTAAATCCAAAAATCAATCGTTAAACGAGTTTATCCACGATATAATAATAGAAGCAGTTTACTTAATATCGAGAAAGATTTAGCGTGGAGCAAGAAGATAAACAAGAAATACCATTTGACTACCAGGTTATCGCTGCATGTTTTAGAGTCGACAATGCGGTCACTAGGTTCAAAGACGAACTAGACCCATCAGACATAGGATTAGTGCACGGCCTTATAGGCATCCATCAGGTCTATAAAAGTATCCTATCTTTCGCAGAAAAAACAGGATTAACATTAATAGATCCAGTCGCTTTTAAGTCTTGGCTGCAGACTGAGACGGACATATATGATGCTCTTGGGGGAAGTAACGGTGTAGACCATTTCGTATCACAACTGATGAGTTTAGAATTATCAAACTTAGACTCAATAGTCAGCCTTACTGAATTTAGAGCAAAAAAACGCAGACAATTAGACAAGTTGCAAGAGTTAAAATCTCTTATATCTAATAAGGGGCAGACTTCTGATAATGACATGGAAAAAATCCATGCTCTTACTGAGCAAATCAGAGAGTTAGAAAATGATTTAGATTATGATCCTTTATCTACAGTAAGAACCGCTAATGACATAGCTAATCATCTTGACGATTTATGGGATATTCCTCCGTTCCTAAGTACTCAGTTTCCATCTCTGAATAAGGCGTTAGGCTACACGGAGGCTGGCGGATTCTTCAGAGGTGGTGTTCACACTATCGTTGCCTTGTCAGGAATGGGTAAGTCCACTATGGCGAAGTGCCTCTGTAATCATTGGCTAGACTCTGGCTATACAGTATTGTTCATTAATTTTGAAGAGGCTCAGTCACACTGGGAGAGAATCCTAATGACCCAGATAATAGAAAAGAATGTCTATGCAGCAGCAGCATCTGTGTCTGAAAAGGAAAAATCTGAATACACTGCTAATTTCAAGAAGAAGCTTGAACAGTGGGGAGACAGATTGATGGTCCGTCATGATCCCGATACGTTGTTCTTTGAGGACTTAGAAAAATGGTTAAGAGATATCTTAGGCAATGGGGCTCGTAAACCTGACGTTGTAGTTATAGATACTATTCAGTCAATGTTTACCAAGACCGGAGGAAAAGCTAGGTGGGGTGAGTTTGAGCAAATCATGGTACGATTAGAAAAACTCGCAAAAGATATGGACGCAGTTTTTATAATCACTGCTCAGCAGAACATAAATGCAACAAAAGAAAAAAGAGATGTAATTAACCAATCAGACATGGGCGGATCTGTGACAATTACGCAAAAATCAACTGTTGCTATGTTCTTGACGCCATTGCGCGACGCAAGTGGTGACCAAACAATTAGCGAAAACATCATGCAGATACAGATTCCAAAGAACAGAATAACAGGGACAGCTTTCGCTAGCAGTCCACCTATGGTAAAATACATAGATTCAATTAAATCATACATGCCATTTGAACCCTCTGAAGAAGATAGCAGATATGATGTAGAATTTCTAGACAAAGAACTAATAGAGGGAGGTTTATATTGATTAAGATTAATGCGGAAAGTCTAAAAGATTTTCAGATATGTTCTCTTTTATACCAATATAAATACATTGATAAATTAGATGACAATAAGAATATAAGAGAAAGAAGAATTCAGAAATTTGATGATACAATCAAAAGAGTAGCTGCTTTCTTTTTTTATAAAAAACAATCCTATGCCGAGCCATCTTATCAAGCAATGCTTAATAGGTGGCAAAAATTATGGTTTGCTGATGAAACTTCTGCAGCAGATATAGCTGCAATGAAGAATGAGATAATATGGGGAAGCGACACCTCATATACTACGCAAGCTGCTTCCGCAATGCTAAGTTTTCACGAACAATTTTATGATAAAACTTCGGATCAAGTTATGCTTGTAGACGAACCATTCACTGTTCCTCTGAGTAAAAAGGTAGCTTTAACTGGTAACTTTGATTTAGTATTGAGAGAGAAAAAACCTGATGGTAATTACAAATACAAAATTTATAAATGGATAACTAATAATCTTAAAAAACCGAGTAGTTTTTGGACTTTTGATTTTGTTGTATTAGATTACGCTTTTAAGTATAGAAATAATAATAACTTGCTTGATATATCCTATTATTTATGGGATTTTGGCTCTAGCAATCCTGGCTCAAAAGAAGTGGTTCTTGATTCTGAGGACTTTTCTATACTAGAGCATTGGTCTTCGCAGCTAGAACAGACAGAAATCTTTTCCCCAAGAAGAGGTCTCACTTCATACTGTAAGTCATGTCCGTACGATAAACCATGCTCTCGCTGGACTATAACCGATGCGATATCCAAATGAAGATAGGACTACTCTTAACAGAAGAAGACAGCGATAAAATAATTGATTTGGTAAACTATACCGATTCAAGTGTCTATGATATAATTGCAAATGCAATTGATACAATGTATGAAGTTATAATCCTTCAATATGAGGAAGAAGACAGCAATGACGAAATCCCTTTCTGAGACAATTTTAAAAGCTAAAAAAGATCAGAATAGTTTAGTTAATGATTTTTTTAATGAAGAACTAAATCTTATTACTGATCCTATCATCAGATCATTTGTAGAATCAGTTCTGATAAAAGCTACTCCATTTTGGAGATCACCAGCCTCCCTCGCTCCCGAAATGCATCCGCCAGATGAGTACGATGAACTTGGGTTATGCCTGCATACTAAAAGAGTAGTTAGAGTAGCCGCCTTACTTATCAGTACTTATGACTGTAGCCAAGAAGATTTCAATTGCTTAGTCGCCGCAGCCCTATTGCACGATATTACTAAAGCGTTGTCAAAAGATCGCGATGAAGACGACGACGAAGAGCCAGTAGTATTTCACGATGCAATGCATCCGTATACGGTTGACAATTTTGTTAATTGGTGCAGAACGGAAGACAGTTTAACTGCTGACGAAAGTCAACCAAATACTTTATTAATTCCTGAAGAACAACTATTCTTAATATTGAGATTGATAAGATGTTCACACGGTCCATGGTCTCCGATTCCAGAAACAATTCCTTCTTCCAGTTTAGAAAAGATACTTCATATGGCAGATTTAGTTGCCTCTACTATACATAGGATCATAGACGGCCAAGAAGTAAGAGAATCAAGATGGATAACAGAACAAAAATAGATAACATTCTTAGTAGAAGATATTGGCTGATAGAAAATTTTGATTGGTTTTTAACAGAAGCAATTTTTTATAGAGATCATAAAAAATACTTCAATAATAAAAAATACGATATATGGAACTTTGGAGACGCAGAAGGCAGAGCTTTTGTATTCGGAGATACAGATGCGACTTCCTAATGATCCGAATAAATTTACTTCTCAATTTAAATATGTAGAAATTGCAAGATATTTGACCAACTACTCTAAAGTAGCAAGGGAGAAAAAGGATGGTAAGTCTCTTCTATTGCCGTGGGAAAAAGTTTCTGAATACGCTGAAAAATACGATAATACTGGGATCTATACGTCGGTATTTCAGTACAACAGTAACGATATCGATCAAGCAGCATCTCTCGGACCATTATACTTCGATCTCGATTCAAACGATCTTGAAATCTCGTACAGCGAAACAGTTAGACTGGTCGAATTTCTTCTATCCAATATCGGAGAAAGTGGAATTAGAGTATATTTTTCAGGTGGGAAAGGGTTTCATGTTGAATGTGAGCCTATTGCCCTTGGAGTCAGTACGTCTGATGACCTTGCAAAAGTTTTTAGATTTATTGCAAGAGATATTACGGACAAACTTAAACTCACAAGCACAGATTTCAATGTCTATGATGTCCGTAGAATGTGGCGACTCCCGAATAGTAGACATCAACGATCAGGGCTTTTTAAGGTGGAATGCATGCAGTTGCTCAAAGAAGGCGCAAAACTGGATGATATAATTAAATGGGCTGACAGACCAAGAGAAGTAAACGTGCCAGAGCAAGCGTTTGATTTCAAAGCAAATAAATGGTATAGAGAATACGCATACGCGCTTGAAGCATCCCTGGCGGAAAAACCTAATACTCAAGATATATTATCTAGATTCTTAGAGCAAGGTAGTGGCAATGTAAGATCTTTTGAAGATACAGATAAAGTATTTGATAAATTCAAACTATTCAAAAATTGTCCGGTCATAAAAGAACTTCAAAATAAAGCAATTAAAAATCACCATCTTGAGCACTACGAGAGACTTTTCCTGTGTTCACTTTTAACTTATACACCGGATGCAATTAGATTCCTGCATGAAATTTTATCAGAATGCTCTGACTACAATTGGGAAATATCTAATTCTCATCTTGATGACTGGATTAAAAGAAGAAAATATGGTATCGGGGGCAGACCATTTACCTGCGAAAAAGCTCAACAAGTGGGAATAGGATGCTCTGGTTGCGAGAAAGTTGAGCCTAGGAAAAAAGTAGTTCAGTTAAGTACTAATAAGTACATAGAAACGCAAGAGTATAGCTCACCTTCTCCTGTTAGATTCTGTTATTCAACCAAAAAAACATAATTTATGGTATAATTATAAAAACAACCAAATAAGGAGTTAAAATGTCTGATGAAAATCAAGAAGAAGATAACGTAGTAGCACTTTGTGTAGATTGTGGAACTACGCAAATAGAACAACAAATGATGAAAGATGTGTTCTTAAACAGCGGTATTAATACTGTCTGTCGTTTTTGTGGCGGTCCGGTAATTATAACTACAACACCTGAAGTCGAAGGCATTATGCGTAAGCGCCGTGGTGGAGGCTTAATCTAGCCGTCGTAAGGCACTTTTAGTTCTGGTAATAGCTTACCAACTTTTTGGTAATAATTAGGTATATGATAATCACTTACGTCTATATGCATATGAGTTGGCTTACGGTCTTGTGCTATATTTCCGTACTGAAAAGGTCCAGAAACGAATCCTGGCTTTAGATCATAAGGTAACGTATTGATAAATGCATCAAGTCTTTGAACTAAATCGACATAGGCATCGTGTGCTTCTCCTGGCCTTGTCGTCCAGTAGAAAGCGCCCCCGTAGTCGACATGACCGAGACACATGAAATCTATTGCAGTTCCAGCCTCATGCGGAGTGCCATAAGTTTTTTGCCATTGAGTTCTATCCCTTATATCTTGTTGACCACACGCTCCTGCAAATTTGTCCCATATCCATCCTAATTCCATAGAGATATATAAAAAGTTAATCAAAGAGGGATAAACAAAAGTTCTTGGATACTTAACGTATTGAGGATAATGTATTTTTGCATATGTGCTTTGGGGATGTCCAACAGTAAATTCCCGATATATACCTGACGGTCTATTGCCATTTTCGGTGCTATAACTATAATTATGTCTTGATCCCCATACTTGTTTTTTTGTTGCCCACATGTTTGGATGATCTCTTAGCATCCTGTAAGCGTTGTATATATGTTGATACGAATCAACAAAACTAGTCGCATGTATATCGCTTATATCCGTCCAGTCTACATCTACCCAATTAGTAGGTGCTGGTCTTGTGGACGGCTGACTCAATGGTAACTTTAGGGAAACTGGGTCTGTAGATGTTGGGTCACGAGGAGAAGACTTTTCTAAAGGCCATATATTTCTTTTAACCATATTAAAACCTTCAAAATTTACCGCATGCCACGTTTCTGAGTCTACTATTCCGGTCTCTTCTAGTCCATAATGGTTTTGTAAGCTTTTCACTGCATCTTCTGTTTTTCTATCATAAACACCAGTCATTTGAACTTGACGACTTGAAGAAAATCTTTTATTATAAAAAATTATTGACTGTAAATAAGTTACACTAGTCGAATTATTATTATAACCAAACTGCAAAGTAGGCCTTACTCCGTTAAAAGTAAATTTAGCAAATCTACCTTTACGAAGATTAATTGTATTCCATCTGATTGAATCAGTGAAAAATTTTACTTTCTTTGGAACTTGATCACCAGTCTTATAGACAATATGCCAAGGTTGTTCTGGGTCTTCAAAACCAAATCCAAATTGTTCCAGATTTTTGGCAACCCATTTCCATTCATCTGAATCTACTTCTTGAAGCAGTGTTAAATTACTTGGAGAAATATATTCTCCATGCAGTAAACCCAAATCTATAGCCAGTCCCCACCCATGAGACGACAATCCAGCTTCAGCTATATCAAAAGCTCTAGGAATTCCATCAGATGGAGTTGCTAATTCTGTCGATCTGTATAGTTGAAGTTCTGTTTGTTGATCTAATGTCCTATAGAAATCTATGCCCCCCAAATATATATCCGCTATTGAGCTAGCGTAATGACAAAATGCCCCCCAAGCATTGAAGGCGCACTTAAGGAGTGACGAATCAAAAGTGTTAACCAAAATTTTTGATGGTAATAAACCATTTTTTTGTTTGTGAAGTACCTTTGGAAGGATTATTTTTTTTGCAATGCTTGGATGAGAAAACATTTGACCACCTTGCTGGGATTCGAAGCAACCTTACGATATAATAGTACTTCAACTACTGATAAAGGATGAATTTAATGTCTATAACGTTTAACGACTACCAAGAATTTACTTCAACCACAAGGGTATATAAGGATAAGATTATTTATCCAGCGCTAGGATTATCTGGTGAGGCTGGAGAGGTAGCAGAAAAGATCAAGAAATTATTACGAGATCATGACGGAAATATTACGCCCGAGTATGCAGCGGAAGTAGCTAAAGAAATAGGTGACGTATTATGGTATTGCGCTGCATTATCTGCTGATATAGGTTATTCATTAGGCGATATAGCAGAGATAAATGTACAGAAATTAACAAAACGTAAAGAAGAGAATAAGATTCATGGCTCTGGAGACAATAGATAGTTGATGACAAAACAATATGTTAACTGGCACGCGCATAGTTATGGATCACTGCTTGACGGGGCTTCTAGGCCAGAAGAATACTTCCAAAGAGCTATAGAAATTGGCTGCCCTGCAGCAACTTTTACTGATCATGGAAATGTACATATTCTCCTAGATGCATATGAGAGAGCAAAAAGTGTTGGTCTAAAATTTCTTCCTGGAGAAGAATTCTACCAAGCAAGAAAGACTCGTTTTGATAGAGACCCAGAGGAAAGAGCTGGTAAAGCTACTTCTGAATGGGACCAAAGAGGCCCTTATCACCTTGGCGTCATAGCATATAATAATGCTGGATATCACAATCTTATAAAGCTATCTTCTAGGGCTTACCTAGAAGGATATTTCGTTAAACCTCGAATAGACCACGAATTATTAGCTCAACATTCTGATGGATTAGTTTTGCTTTCTGGTTGTTTGTCAGGAGAAGTACAACAAGCATTATCTAGAGGTGATTTTGATTTTGCTTTGAATACAGCAGCGAAAATGCAAGACATAGTTGGCAAGGGTAATTATTTTATTGAAATGCAAGACCATGGCATTGAAGAAGAGTTAAAAAACCATGAGGGTTTGAAGAGAATAGCTAAGATGATCAATGCACCAATTATTGCGTCTTGCGATTCTCACTATACTCATAAAGATAGTGCTTATTATCATGACGCGATGCTATGCATTAATACTGGTTCTCGTATTCATGATGAAAATAGATTTAAATTTTCTGGTGACCATTTTTATCTAAAGTCCTATGATGAGATGTTGAAACTATTTCCAGCAGAATATCTAGATAATACTCTATTAATTTATGACAAATATGATTTAAATCTTAAGTTTGATGAGTATCATTTCCCGCAGTTCAAAATACCATCTAATCAATCTGTAGACGAATATTTCAATGAGATGGTTTATTTAGGTGCTCAGATGAGATATGGATGTGATTGGAAAAACAATACATCAATAGTCGAACGACTAGAGTATGAAATGGGAGTCATTAAACAGATGGGATTTCCTAATTACTTCTTAGTGGTTGCAGATATAGTCAATTGGGCTAAGAAAAATGGAATACTCGTAGGGCCAGGAAGAGGTTCTGCTGCGGGGTCTTTAGTTTCTTTTGTCTTGAAGATAACAGAAGTAGACCCATTAAAGTATGGTTTACCATTCGAAAGATTCCTTGTTCCAGGAAGAAAGTCGATGCCTGACATCGATCTAGATATAGATGATAGATTCAGAGAAGACGTAATTGCTTATACCCGCCAAAAATATGGGCATGATCATACTGCACAAATCTGTACATTCTCTGAAATGGGTGCTAAAAAGGCAGTTAGAGATGTTGCAAGAGTGCTGAATTATCCATATGACCTTGGTGACAGAATCAGTAAAGCAATGCCACCAGCATTATTCGGAGTTACAAAAACCCTAGACGAATGTTTGGAGACCTCAGAATTCAGAGCGCTTTATGATGCAGACAAAGACGTTCAAACTGTCGTAGATACAGCAAAGCAAATCGAAGGACTATGGAGAGATTCTGGCATCCATGCCGCAGGTTTAATCGTAGCTGATAGGCCTATTACTGACTATATACCCGTTATGCAAAAGGGTGTAGATGCCCCCATAGTTAGTCAATGGGATATGCATAAGGTAGAAAAATGTGGGCTTTTAAAGATTGATTTCTTAGGCTTAAGAAACCTATCTATTATTGGCATGTGCATGGAAAATATTAAAGAAACTTTAGATGTAGACATAAAGAATCCATACGACTTAATAGATGACAAAGATCAAAAGACTTTTGACGCTTTGTCAAGAGGAGAAAATATTGGCGTTTTTCAGTTGGAGTCATCTGGTATTCGTGAATTACTCGTAGGCGTAAAGCCAGAAGACATGCAAGAGATAAGCGCTATTCTAGCTCTTTATCGACCTGGTCCAATGGGTTCTAATGTTCATAATGAATACGTTGCTAGAAAGTATAAGAAAAAGCCTATTACATATTTACATCCTTCATTAAAGAATATATTAAATGATACGTATGGCCTACTTCTTTATCAAGAGCAACTACTGAAGATAGCTACAAGTGTTGCAGGATTCACTTCCGCGGAGGCTGACGACTTAAGAAAGGCTGTAGGCAAGAAAAACATGGAGCAGATGACTAAACAAAAAGTTAAGTTTATCAGCGGCTGTATATCGCATTCAAATCTTCCTAAAGATATAGCAACTAAATTATTCAACGAGATTGAACACCACGCCTCCTATAGCTTTTCGCTCAACCATGCCGTTAGCTATGCATTCACTTCGTATGTGACCTCTTATCTCCGTACTCATTATCCAGCGCAGTATATGGCAGCTGCTTTATCGACAGTACAAGACAATAAGCAAAGACTTCAATTGTACCTAAATGAATGTAAGCGACTTGGAATATCTGTACTTCCGCCATCGGTTAACTACTCTGACTATGATTTTAAGTTAAAGTCTAATAATGAAATTGTTTATGGCTTCAGTGCTATCAAAGGCATTGGAGAAACTATAACAAATCAGATGATTAGTTCCAGATCTAGAAAGTATGAGAATATATTTGATTTTATGAGATCTGTTGACAACTCAATTCTCAACAAAAAGATATTAGAACACTTCACTTCAGCGGGATGTTTTGACGATCTTCTAGAAAATTCAGTTTTTGATTTTGAAGATATAAATAGAGGTAAACGTCTACAGGTTCTTTATTCTGAGTCAGAAGAATTAGGAGTGTTCTTAAGTGATCATCCGTTCAACGAAATAGATGATCTTATTCAGAATAAAGTTACACATGTCACCAAGGATCTGTACGAAATGACAAGCGGTCAAATGATCAGAATAGCTGGTGTAGTTGTCGATTTCGAAAGAAAGATCACTAGATCAGGCAAAAAGATGTACAAGATGCGGCTAGAAGACCTTCATGGCTCTATAGCTGTAGACATAATGCCGACTCAAGCGGAAAAGATGCCTGATCAACCGTTCGCTAAAGGTGAAATTATTGTCGTCTACGGTCGACTTGATAGGTTTAGTGATGATGAAAATGCTAGTGTTAATATAATCTTTAGTGAAGCTGAAAAAATAAATACAGACTTTCTTACTGGCGGTAGACCTATAATATTGAAAACAAATAAACAATTATCATTTGACAATATAAGTAAAATAAATGATATAATTCATTCTACAAAAGGTAATTCTCCTGTTTTTTTGGAGTTTGATGATAATGGAAATGAAGTACGAATTAAATTTAATGATCTTACTTCGAAAGATATAGAAGACAAATTAAAATTTCTAATAGGAGTTATTTAAATGGCAGCACCTGGTTCTTACGCAAATCCATCACACAAGTATTGTTGGGAAACCTGCAAAGCATGCTTTAGATGCGCCAATAAGGGCTGTAAAGCCTCGTGCAACTCGTGTAGCGGTAGGCATGATCCATTCGGTCACGTAGATGCGGATATAGATGACTATTGCGACTGCAAGAATGGCGTATTGAGATGGAGAACTCAAAAGGGTCAATTAGTTGTATCTAGGTATAAAAAGGACCCTTTCCAGGGTAAGGTCACCATGGAAAAAGAAACCCAAGACCAGAGAGATTGGGACCAATATCTCAGAGATATGAGAGAAAAACTAGATAATCCTACCTGGGATCCAGTTTCTATAGAAGATGAAAATCCATTTTCAAAGCATTTTAAGGTACTAGATACAGAATGATAGCATCTTTTATAGAGACTTGGGACGCAGAAGGAGATCTCTCTTGCTCTATCTACAGAAAGCATGACGACTCATTAACGGTCTGGGTAAAACTTGGTATCTCTGTCTTTGAAGTACCTCATAATCTTTTCGGTAATTTATCAGAACTTATAAACTTTATAGAAAAAAGATTAAAGGAGATTGAAAGTGAACGGTAAAGATTGGCAATATCAGGGCGATGATTTCATGGAGATAGGTGACACTGGATTGGTTCCTATTAAGGACGGTTGGTTCTACAACAAGAATACACGAGAATCAATCGATCCAAATGGAGTCATATACAATGAGGATGGCGAAGTAGTTTACGATCCTAGCCTGGAAAACAACGACTATGAGCAACCGTATGGAGACAACGACTATGAGTGGTACCATAAGTAAAAAACAGAGTGCAAACTTGGAAATACCTAGGAGTATTCAGGTAGGACCATTCAAGATAGATATAAAATTAGTCGATAAGCCAGAAAAAATGCAGGCTTTAATTAAGACAACTGATAGAAATCCCGAAAAGCATGACGATGATGATGACTACCATTTGAACGGACTGTACGATGCTGATAAGCAAGCTATATATATAGATCAACATCAAGCACCGGGTATGATGGCAGAAACGCTTTTTCATGAAATGTTACATGCGATATGGGGTGTAGTGGGTGGTTGGTCTTCTGAAATAGACGAAGAAAGAGTAGTATCAATGATGTCAGCAACAATTCTTGACACCTTAAAACGTAATGAAGACCTAGGAAGGTATTTTTTAAATTCATGATCAAGTTAGAAAAAGATATTCACCCATTAGAGAGTTTATCTCTACAAGACTTTAGTTACTCTAGGCTTTCTACGTTTATAGAATGTTCATTAAAATACTATTATTCCTATATAATAAAAGAGCCACAAGAATTCGGCCATGCTGCGACGTTGGGAAATATAATTCATAAAGCTTTAGAAATCACCATAGAAGACGGGCAGGCAATAGATTTATCAGAACTACTGATGAACTACAAAGCTGCTCGTTTTGAGTATGATCATTTAAATGAAATTCCTGACACAATGATAGAAAATGGCGAAGCCATGCTAAGGGATTATGTTGTTATAAATTCTGGAGAGCAAAAAGTCTTCGCTAAAGAGCTTGCCTTTTCTTTCGTCTTAAATCACGCCAGATTTAATGGATACATAGATTACGTTGCTGTCTACGAAGACTATGTGCATGTTAGGGATTACAAAAGCGGTGCAAGAGAAGTCGCAGCAAAAAACGTACCTAATGATCTACAATTGGGCATCTATAGCCTATATATGAAGTACCTATACCCAGATAAAGATATATACGCTGAATTATATTACTTAAAGTCAGGTAGGCTAAAAGGCCACCGTTTTTCTGACGATGACCTTTTAGCCGTTGAATCTAAGTTAAATGATTTATCTGAATTAGTTTTGACTACTGATAATTTTACACCAACTGCTGATGAGTCTAAGTGTAATTGGTGTTCTTACGCTAAGAACGGAGTATGTTCTATCGGCCAGCAAAGACTACGTCGTCGTAGTCCAGGCTATTCTCGTTGATACCGACTGAAAAACTAGGGTTAATTGCCTCGGTAGAGGAAGGAATGTCGATATAAGCAATGCCGTAAGCAGTGCTTGGGTCTACATCTGCATCGACTAGCGTGCAAAAGACTTCATCATTGATGCTGGTGAATGTTTCCGTGATTAGGTTGTTGAGTGTGTTGTATGTGTTGTTTGTCATGGAGAGTAATATACCAGTAGATCTGAGAAACAACAACCTTATTTGAAGAAATATTTTGATTTACTAAAATTTAGTATGTTATAATATTATATAGATGTACTGAAAGGTGTTCAAATGAGGGATGACGAAAACGACTTAGGCTTTGATAGTGACTTTTTCAAGGAGCGAAGTAAGGTAAAAAATCCAAGAAAGTTAAAAGCTTCTGCTAAAACAGAAGAAGTCATTGAAAAACAAAAGGTCTCTAAGAAAAAGTTTTCTCGCGGAAATGCTTATCAGCATACTAAAACTGGATCTAGATCTGATCTTCAGGGGATCGTCGCAAGGTCTTCCTGGGAGGCAGATGTAATGAGAGTGTTAAATCTTTTTAAGATTGAATTTCAATTTGAACCTTATGAATTTCAATTTCCTCCAGACGTTAGAGGAAGAACAAGCGCCTATCTACCAGACATATATTTGACTAAAAGTGATGAATTCATTGAAGTCAAAGGATATTTAGACGCTAGGGGAAGAAATAAATTAAGGAAATTCAAAAAATATTACCCAGAAGAATTTAAAAAACTTGTTGTAATAATATCTAAATCTAATAAAGCAAATAAGTTTTTCTTTAAAAAATTAGGAGTAAAAACAGTATTATACTACGAGCATCTTATAAAACTGTTTGCCGATAAAATTCCAAATTGGGAAGGCAAAAAATGACCACAATTGAACCAAAACCTAAAAAGAAAAAAACTAGCGTTGTTGAGGCTATAGTTGACGACCCTAATATTTTATTTGATGAAGAAAAGAAAAAAGAAAAGAAAAAGAAATCAGTAAGCGAAAATTATTACAACATACCAGAAGATGAACTTCAAAAAATCATAGAAAAAGCTAAAAATGGTGACGGCAGTGCACAAAATGAACTTTTGAAGATTTTTAATAACTTTATAACTAAGTACATATCTCTCTTGCTCAGGGGAAGATATGATCTTCATGATTATGATATAAGAAAGTTTATATCTCTTTTTATGACTGATAATAATATTAGAATTAGGCTAAGAAGAAATAAAATAAATCATAATACATATAAAGCTGTTAATGAAACAATGCGTGGAATTAACTATATGATTAAAAGATACTGGGAAGAGATTGACGTCAAGCAGACGGTGCAAATGAGCTTTCTCCAGTGCGTTATGCGTTATCAAAGAAAGGGTTCAATTCCTTTCAGTGGATTCTTGTATTCTTATTTTTACTATTTATTAAAGAAAAACGTAGACGCCTTTCTAGTTTATCAATTAGGAAGAAAGTCATTTCCTCTATACACCGATGATAGCGTTTCTTCTTCATTCTCTGATGGAGAATCAGATCATCAATCAATAAATACTATCCCTTCTAGTCCTTCTGTCGAAGAACTTATAGGAACAGAGGAGATTGATGAATTCTGGATTATAGGCGAAAAATGTTTATTTCCATTTGACCAGTTGACTGTCCAACAGCGCCAACTCATTAAATGGAGATATGTAGATGGATTAAAAGCAAGTCAAATAGCCATAAAAACAACTGAGCATCCAAATACTTGTAGAGCTCAAATTCAAGAAATAAGAGAAGAAATAAGAAGTATTATCGAAAAAGAATTTACTATTTCTAGTGAACTTTAAAAATTAATTGGAGCAATAATATGTCGAATTACCCTTCATCTATGGATTCTTTTGAGGATCCAGATGCTGATACACCGCTTAATGATTCCGCTGTCCCACATGCACAACTGCATCAAAAAGTCAATAGTGCGATCATGGCTATTCAAACAACGCTTGGTATCAATCCTCAAGGTAATTACGGTAGTGCAACGCCTGACGCGACACCAGCAGTCAATTCTTCTACTTTAACTATAGCTGGTAGACTTAACGATATAGAAGATCAGATTTATGAAGTAAGAACTTCTGCTTTTGGCAGACTTCCTAACGATTCCGTCAATACCTTAAAGATTCAAGATAATGCTGTAACTTCAGCTAAGCTAGCAGTAGAAGCAGTTACGACAGATAAAATTGCCAGCAATGCCGTAACTAACGGAAAAATAGCTGTGAATAGCATAACTGGAGACAAGCTGCAACCCAGCACCGTAACTTACACTGAACTCAAGTCGTTCACTAAGCTTCATATATCGAGGCCAGACAGTACCCCCCAGAGGCTTAGTGCCGCAACTCCGCCGTACTCTAGTACAACGTTAACTTGGCTTGATGAAGTTTCATTAGATCCAGACAATTTAATTCCAGCAACACCGATAGGTGCTGCTACTCCATCCGCTAACGTCGCTGGCCGTTATGCTGTGCCTCAGTCAACAATTGTTATACCAGCGGATAGCTCGTATAACGGTACTTGGATGATTTCGATGCAGGTCAAGGGGCTTAGGGGAGCGTTCTACGATAACGTGTGTGTTAATATAAAAGACGGTTCTAACAACATATTAAATACCTTCTATGCAGCTTCAGCTGGAACAGGGCATGCTACTGTTTCTTCTGTCTTGAATCATGTCATCGACCTTAAGCAATCATATAGAATCGAAGTCCAAGCTTACAATGCTCATTCAGCGTCGCCAGCCTATCTTTCTGGAGACCTATATCTGATAAAACTATCTAAATAATAGATTTTAATCTTATTATTATGATATAATTTTTTTATGTTTAAAAGTAATAAAAACGATACAGTACTAATAGCCTATCCTCATCCCAATCAAGTCGCGCATTCATGGACTCATTCATTGATCCAAATGTATGATTTTGATTCTGGACATAAGAAAAGAATAGGAAGAGGTGGATGGCTTTGCGGCTACGCTGATAGCGGTCGTATAGTCTCTGCTAGGAATAAGTTAGTCAAAGATTTTTTAAATACAGACGCTGATTGGTTGTTCTGGATAGATACTGATATGGGCTTCGAGTCGGATTCCCTGGAAAGACTGATAGAAGTTGCAGACCCAGAAGTAAGGCCTATAGTGGGCGGACTTTGTTTCGGACAGAAAGTAGTCGCACAAGACGGTTTAGGTGGACAAAAACGTAAATCTTATCCGACAATACTAAAATTAGTAGAAGAAAACGGATTTTATTCTACGGCACCAGCGACTATATATCCAGTAAACCAGCTAATAGAATGCGATGCCACAGGTGCTGCATTCGTTCTCGTTCATAGATCTGTATTTCAGGCGTTTGAAAACAACGATTGGTACGAAGAAATATTCTATAAAAATAATATATCTAAGTTCGGTGAAGATATAAGTTTTTGCGTAAGAGCAAAAGAACTAGGTTTTAATACATTTGTTCATACTGGAGTAAAAACCAATCACTTAAAAGAGCAATGGATATCAGAGACTGAGTACTGGCAAGATTTGCAGTCATTAGATTTTGACATAGAAGTTACCGTGCTAACAGCATGTGTGAGCGCTAAAGATTTTTTACATGCAGGATATCTCGCTAAAAGCCTTAAACGTACTACTGGCAATGCAAAGCTAACAATAGCTATTAACAAAATAGATATTGTAAACCAATTCTGGATCGATGGTATCAAATCTAAGTTCAAAGAATTAGATATAATAGAAGTAAATTGTCAACATTTTCCAGAAATGATAAATAATGCAATCTTGCAATTAAATACGGAATGGATTGTGGTCACTAAGCCATCTATAAAGTTCGAGCATGGGTGGTTGGACAATGCTTTAACTGTTGCTTCATTTAACAAACATGCTTTTATAGGTTTTAACGATAATAGCGAACCCTGTTTAGAGAATATTTTTTCACCAGTAGTTTTAGTTAACAAAACTTTTGTTAATGATCAATTTTATGACACAAGATTTAAACATTTTTGGCAAGATGCATTGGTGTTAAAAATGAAAAAAACATCTCTTTGGTCTATGGCGCTAAATGCGCAAGTTAAAAACACAGAAAAACTTCCAGAAGTTTCTGAAGAAATTATTTCCCATGATTATAGTCTCTTAAAAGAATTATTATAAAATAATAATATACTAATCAACCCAATAAAAAACCCCCCTTTAGGGGGGGTTTTGTTTATCGTAGGTTTTTGTTCTACCTAGTAGATTCTTTGATTAATTTATATCTTTGACTGGTTTCACGAGACGCTATTGTGAATCCCGTTTCAGCAGCCTTTGCAAGAGCTTCAGACAAAGCTTCCGCATCAGTGACATCAAGGCCAGGCTGTGGTATTGCAACAGCCATATATATATCTATAGTCTCAAAGTTACCTATATTAGCTTTACGCTGTACAGCAGTAATAACTACCGGATCTGTTGTTAATGAAAGGGAACCTAAAACAGCACTAGTTTTCTCAAGTGCGGAGTTATTCTCCTTATCCGATGCATTGCTGTTTATCTTAGCCATTTATTCCTACTTTCATAAAGTTTTTAACTGCTTGTGCTTGCTTTTCTACTGTCATATCGCTGGTATCTAATATCAGATCAAACCACTCATCTGGTATTTCATTAACTCCCTTTTCTGACTCATGATTACTTTGAGAAGATGTTAGTAGAATTCCATCTCTATCCATCAAACGATCCTTTAGGATCTTTTCTGATGCGGTGAATTTTATCAGAAGATTGCTACTTTGCGCCTTTATCATCGCTGCTTCATTAGGCATTCTTACGTCGGAAATGATAGCAAGATACGGGGGCGTATCCATATCTATTCTCTCGTATTCTGCGGATATAGTCTTGTATGTATTGTATACTTTATACTTAATATAATCAGTAAAACAATCTTTATATAGGTTTCTGCACATGCTTCCCACGCTCTGCAGAAAGCTACGAGGCTTAGTCCCTTCTACTACACACGGTGCAGCATAGACGTCGTAAACTAATTCTATCAAATCGTCATAAGATATTCTTCTTTGCATAACGTTATTCAATACCTCATGAACGCCATACATTATTCTATCTTTAACATTCATTCCCTCTGTCATGAGTCTATAATTAGATATTTCATAAAGAGGCATAGCAAACCAGAAATGATCCCAAAGAATACTGTCATAATTGTCTGATTTGGTTACATCACCGTAAAAACTAAACGAACTGGAAGGTACAATTGTTTTAGCGGTAGAGGTTTTTCCGGAACCAGCTGGCCCACAAAATCCGACATAAGTAGGATTTGAAGATGAAAAGTCTATCATGAATAAAATTTTCCTTTATAGGTAGTACTAATAGTTAAGAGCTGAACTCATTGTCAGTTCACATTATATCACTCAATGGTGAAAAAACTTCAGACTTTTATTCTTTAACCATTTTCATATAAGTAAAGGCCAGGCACATGCTAAGTTTAATTTTCGCCATCTTAAGTGAAATAACTACAAGCACACCTGCTTCCGTGCTTATCGGTATTCTAGTAGCACTTACGCCAATTATTACTCTCATTATCAATAATAAATTCAAAAGAACGCAAAAAAAACAAGATATGAGAGAAAAGTATATAACTTCTAATCTAGAAGAAATATCTAGACAAAAAGAATTTTTGGCGCGTGAAAATAAAGAACTTTGGACAGCACTTAAAGAAGAGTTAGAAGAATGTAGAACAATGAGGCAAGAACTTGAAGTTTTTACTATTGAACTTAAAGAAAAAATTATAAAGATAGAACAAGAATTATCTTCATGGAAGTTAGGATTAAAAGTTCCAGATGGTTATGTTCTGATCAGAGAAGAAGATGTTACGGAAGAAAAATAGCCGATCTAGTTGAGTAATTAAGAAACGCGAGAAATTATGGTAGCGCAGAATCCAGTTGATTTACTTGAAGTCGCAAAGGGATTAGACCCAAGATTTGCAGAAAATATGCCAGAAGAAGTTGCTAAAGCTTTTTCTGAAGGACGAGTTACCCATGTGTTCAGAACTTCTGATGCACTGTCGAATATTCAAGAAAATATAAATGCTGGTGAGCAATTCATACCAACGGGTGGATTGAATATGGCTGACCAACAAATGGGTTCTATCTATGTTAGGACTAAAGAAGGCGCTACTGCTAGATGGAAATTGCCAGAATTATCCATCGGCGACGACGCTGGTTGGAATGCAAATAGAGGCTACGGTGCCTTTATGGACGTAGGCGCAGAACCAGTACTAGGTAAAAAAGCCTACGAAGAAATGAATTTGCCAAACGGAGGAAAAGTAACTCACCCTGGTCATAACGTAGTAGACGTATATGATGCTAGCGGTAGTAGATCTTATCTCCAGTTTGATCCAAAAACAAACACAATGCATAGTCTAAGTGAAAATATTACTGCACAGATGCCAAGTACAACGGCAGCACAGACAGCGACTGTTTCTCCAGGCGTTTCAAACCTAGGAGAAAGTGCTGCAGATAGGGTAAGAAATGGCCCTAGGCATGTGACGCCACCAAAAAGAAAGCCAATAATTCCCGCAGCTGCAGCAACTGAAGAGGTTAAAACCGCTACTTCAGGAGCAACAGCTGCTGTTACGGCTACTGCTCACACTGGAACACATACCGGTACTGGAGCATTAGCTCATTCTGTTGCTAGGGCGGAAGGCGAAGTCGCAGGAAAAGCAGCAAGTGATGCTGCTAGAGGATTATCGCAGGCTGTCGCTGGAAAAAGTAGCCATTTGGGCGCTATAGGACTAGCAACAGTTATAGGCCTTGGCACTCTTAGCGTATTTAAGAGGAATAAAGAAAATAGAAATAGATTAGTACAGCAACAAGCATATAATGCTGGAAATAGCGCTGCAAATATAAAATCAATTAACTATTGATAAACATCAATAACTCGTAAAATATAATAGCATTGTGTTACTATTATGATATACAATAATTTATACGTAAATCTATGTATAAATATTATTAACAATATTAAGAAAGGCAAAAAATGGCAATGAAAAGAAAAGCTTCTGCAAGAAATAATGGAACCAGTCTTTCACCATCTAACAACAAGCTTGGCAAGCAGACAAATATGGGTGGTTTAGCCCCTTATGTCAATGTTACTTACGACAGAAAGAACCCCATGGGTGGCAAAACTTCTGGTAAGAAAAAGGGTAAATGATTATAAATGTTAGCTAAAGCGAGAGGATTAACATTCGGAATGAAAAAGAAATCAGCGTCCAGTTCAAAAAAGTCCACAGCAAAGAAGAGTGTTATGGGTGGTAAGCCAGTCAAGCCTTCTATGGGTAAGGGTGGAAACTTAAAGTCAGGTGGAAAAGCTACATCAAAGCCCGGTATGGGCGGGGCCTCTATTCCCAAGTCAGGTCGTCGTAGCAAGTCGAATGGTTTCGATCTCTGATTATGAATTTCAAGAATAGGAGAGCTCCAATCATGGCAGCAAAGAAAAGTAATGCGGGTGTAAACGCAAAGAAAAATACGACAGCGTCGAAGGGTGCTACTACTGGCAGTGCAATAAAGAAAAAGACATCAGTCAAAGGCACAATAGCTAAGGCAAAAAAAGATTTTTCACGCAGTAGCATCAAGTCGACTGGAACTCAAACTAAAAAAGGTATTGGTGGAGTAAAGCGATCCATTGATCTTTGGGTCAACTGATAGAAAGCAGCGTGTGATGATTCAACGAGGAAAAGAAAAATTTTCTGGCTATAATAAGCCTAAGAGAACGCCTAGTCATCCTACTAAGTCGCATGCAGTTTTAGCTAAGAGTGGCTCTCAAGTTAAGCTTATTAGGTTCGGTCAACAGGGAGTAAAAGGTGCTGGTGCACATCCAAAAACAGCATCAGAAAAAGCCAGACAAAAATCGTTCAAAGCAAGACATGCAGCTAACATCAAAAAAGGAACCATGTCAGCAGCCTATTGGGCCGATCGTACCAAATGGTGAGCATATTAATCAAGAGTATTTTATTGAAATATACAAAGCTATAGCCGATAAAGTAAAGTGGTAAGTATTCAAATAAAAGAAAGGTGTCGATTATGACAGCAAAGAAAAAGCCTATGGGCAAAATGACAGCAAAGCCCGCTAGTAAGTCAATGGCTAAACCGAGTGGTTTAACTGCTTCACAGAAAAAGCTTCCCCCATTCATTCAAAAAGCTATTCTTAAGAAGAAGACCAAGTAGAAAAATAATGGCTGGCCCAAAAGGTATTGGCTTAACAAAGTGGTTTGATCAGAAATGGGTCAACATAGGTGCCCCTAAAAAGAAGGGTAAGTACCAGCCATGTGGGACCTCAGGTAATGGTAGCAGTTATGCTAAGTGTGTTCCTGTAAATAAAGCACGTGCTATGTCTGCAGCTCAAAAAAAGAGTGCTGTACAAAGAAAAAGAGCTTCTGGAGTTCCTACAAAAGGAGTAAAGGGTCAAGCTCCTAAAAATGTGTCTACATTCAAGAAAAGCAAGAATAAATAGACTACCGATCTAGTTGAGAAATTAAAAAAGAAGGTCCTATGAAGAAAAACGTAGCAAAAAATCCAAAGCTATGGGGACAAGCAAAAACGCAAGCAAAAAAGAAGTTTGACGTATACCCTAGCGCTTATGCAAATGCTTGGGCTGCTAAGTATTACAAAAGTAAAGGTGGAACCTGGAAAACAGTAAGTAGCAAAAAGGGTTCTAAATAATAACAAACTTGTCGTAAGGATAAACTAGACCTAAAGATCTACCATTATCCCAATCAACAGAAAGTTGATAGCAAAAACGCTTATTCTCAGTAAATTTACAAAACCAAGTTATTACACCTTCAGAGAGGGCCTCGATTGGATCGGGGTCTTCTCCCATTTTTAGAAGTCTTATGCGTTTACCTACACATGATTCGTCAAGCACCATAGCTTATTGACCTAGATTCTTCATAGTTGTTTATAAGACAGTTTATAGCAATACCAGAGGCGACCGCAGCATTTAGAGATCTCATGCATCCAGCCTGTGGGATATAATATACCATAGGAGCATGAATAAGATGATCCTGGGGCAATCCAGAGCCCTCTAAGCCAATCAGAAGGCATGTGTCTATTGCTGGTTGTATTTGATGAATAGAAGTAAAAAAGGTAGGGGAGAGATCTGGGTAATGTTCGGGAAGTTCCAAAGGTGCCAACAGGATGCTTTCAGTCTGAACAAATTCATCAAAAGTAGAATAATGAATTATATCAATATAATTATAAGCACCTACTGCACCGCGCTTATCCCATTTTTTTGTACCTATAATAAACATCTTAGAAAGACCAAAAGCACAAGCGTTTCTTACTACTCCAGCAAGATTGAAGTCATTTATGTCGTTATAGACAGCAACAGAAAAAGGATAAGAATTACCGGACTGCCAAGACTTTATATCTTTAACAGATAAAGACTTTAAATGATCTTTTACGTTGAAAGGAAAGAATTTATTGGCGTCCATGTTTATATTTATCCCAATCTGAAATAACCTCAATTGCTCCACAATCACAACCATAATTTGGATTGTTAGAACTACAAGTCAGTAAGCATTTGTTAAAAGAAATAGAACGAGCAAGTAAAGCTTCAAGATATTGTATATGCTGATTAGTTACTTTATCGTTCATGTTTGGCTGCAATCGTAGCAAAAATAAAAGCAATCAAAAAAGCTATTATAGTGAAAAACCCGCCAATAATAGCACAGACAGAAACTAATATAATTCCAATTATTACTGATAAGATTGCAATAAAGCTATTTGACACGACGAGCTTCTTCGGCTTGTATAGCAAGAACAACTGCCTCAGGAAGGGATATATATGGTTGAGCGTTCATTATAGCAATAATTTCTCGTAAACGTTCAATCTCATCAGCAGCTTCGCGGACTATCAAAGACCAACCATGACAGTCGCAAGCGCATACGTTATCGCACTCACAAGGTTCTTCGCACAAACACACGACAGTACGGTTCGCTAGATTGAAACACCCGTATTCCCCACAATACCAGCACTGTGATGGGCCAGGAGTGAGGCGCAGTTGGGTAACGATGTCGTCGTGCACAAATATACCATTTCGGTCAACCACTGCGGCTACACGGTCGCCAGCAGTGTGCGGACAGTCAACATCTATGGCGATGCGCCCATTGCATTTGCGACAGAACTCAGTCATAGTGTGCCTCCTCCCATGCGCTCAAACATACCGAATTCGCTATGTTGGATGCGCTCGCGGTTTGGTCAGTCACGGCGAACCACGTCCCATGCGTCAAGAGCGGCATCCCAGTCGTCGTTGGCCTCAGCCAGTTCGTTGCCTTTGACCGACACACCGGGTGCATTGTCGATGGTGACGGCTGCTAGTCCGTCCCCCGCCAAACGAAGGCGGTCAACCTCGGCGCGTAGTCGTTGAATCTCGTCAGCGGCATCGCTCAGCAACGTCTGAACGATCCGGCTCTTGAGATCACGCGTACCCCAGTCACGTAAAATGATCACGATGTCGTCAGTCACGGCGAGCCTCCTCAACCAAAATATCCCATGCATCTCCTGCACGCTGTTCCCACCGGGCGTAAGTCTCCATATCGTCAGGGGGCCAACTGGCGGTTTCTGCCGCGACATATTCTTTAATCATTGCACGCAACCGACCATTCTCAGCAACCTGGTTCATCAAAACCGTGACGTTGAGTGAGAGGGATGCGGTTGATTGGTCAACCTGTTCTCGCAGCCGTTCGATTTCCTCGATGACGGTGACGGTGAGGCCAGCGGGCATCCGCGCCTCGTTGGTGACAAAATAAGCCAGTTGCTCCACGATGTCGTCAGCCACGGCGAGTTTCCAGCCATTTCTGCATCGCGTCGCGCAGCATTGCCCGATGGCCGAACGGTGCCCGAACAAGGACACAGATCGCGTATAGGCGTTCACCAGCAACCCGCAATCGTTCGATCTCTCGTAGAGCGTCGGCGTGCGTCGGGAACTTGGCCAGCACGTCGAAACTCACGGGTCCACGAGTCTCAGTTTGTGAGAGGTCTGGGTCAGTCATGGCGGGCCTCCTGCCATGCGCTCAAATATACCGAATTAGGTATATTGAATGCGCTCGCGATTTGGTCAGTCACGGTGAGCCTCCTTGATTTGTAATCCGATCATATGATTCGTAATACGATCA